CATCTCTCACCTCCTCATTCGAATTGTTCCGGGTGGGTCTTGAGGGCGACATGTGCGTCCATCCATGCGGACACGTTGTCGATCTTTTCATCGTGGCGTCGCTTCATGAGCTTACGGTTGCCGTTCGAGTCCTCCCATGTGACCGCGTGGCCCATTGTGAAGGACAAGATACGCTCGTCAAAGCGGATCAACTTGGCGTTGGCCTGGATCTTCATCTCTCCAAGCGGTACCGATTCAGTTCGGGCACCCTGAGGCACCTTCACTACTCCGAACGGACCCCACTCTCGCTCGTATTGCTCCAGGAAGACCTGCGAGTTGTAAACGTCGTACCCCATGGTACGAATATCGTACTGATGCTCATGCCAGTGGTTGGAGAGATCCATGTAGACCTCCAACATGTCAAGCACTGCACCCTCCATGATGATCAATGTGCCCTCAGCAATGAACTCGTCGTACTTCAGCCGCCTAGATCCAGGCAAACCTTCAAGAGTACGTCGAGTGATGTAGCTTCGGGTCTTGATTCCGAACTGCTCTGCTGGCAGCGGGAAGAGGAAAGTAAACGCACAGAAGTCATCACCACGTGACAAGTCAGCACCCAGAGAACACGGCATTCCATCGAAGCGGTTCGGAATGAGGCTGTCGAACGTGGGAAGAGTCTCCTCGTAAGAGAAGAAGAATGTGAATCCTTCCATCGGAAGACCGAAGCGCTTGGCCATGATCTCATTGTGAACAGAAGGAAATTGCTCGGCTTTCGCCACATCTTGCTCATAGGTCTCATAAGACACAGTGATCCCGATGTTGGGCTGTGCTTTGACCCACATACGAGGGTTCTGAACCTCTCGTGCATCATCCAGCTTGTAGTGCCAGATGGACACGTTAGGCGCCTGAAGCTCACCCTTGAGGATGGCTTGCAGTTGCATCTTGATGTCGTCGCCAACACCGTTTCGCACAGTACCCTCGGAGGATATGGCTATAAGAATGGGCTCTTCAAACTTCTGAGCACCTTGCATAAGTGCTGTCATGACGTTCTCTCGAGTGTCACCTGACAGCCACTCATCAACGGAGTTGTACTTAGTCCTCAGTCCCTGGACCTTGTCGATTGACATGGGGCGAATCTCGAGAACTGAGTTGGTCAGGAAGTTCTCAATACCCCTCTTAGTTGATGCCAATTTTTGTCGGCCAGAGCGAGCTCCAGTGGTGTTGTTCATCGAGCCTTCAGTCATGAAGTCGAACAACGGACCACGAGCCAAAGTGATTGCAGTCTTGATCGGAGAAAGGACTTCCTCAGCCTGCTTCATCGTGGGTGCCACAGTGACCTGATGTGTTGTCGCCCGATCGCAGGTCAGGAAATATGCCTGCAAGAACGCTACGTACATCGACTTCGCGCCCCCGCGCGCGACAATCAGGTATTGCGTATCACGAAGACGCTTACGGATCACCTTCGTTACGAACCGGCCTTGTTCTTTGTCCCAGCGCTTGCGCTCGACAAATATGTACCAGCTCAATAGATCCTCGGCCCACAGCTTGAACGAATCAAGCAAATGAACCGGGTCCCCGTCTGTGAGGGTCATCTCTGTTTCGCAGAATTCGATGAACCCATCAATCGCCTTGTCGTTGTAGTAAACGTTAGGGTCTTTGATGAGTTGGTCGACTCGCTGCATCTGCAGAGAGACTTCCTCACAGACGGGGATCTCACCGGCTAGAACCTTCTCCCTGAAGGCTGCGTAGTGAACTGGAACAGCAGTGTTGCTGAGCATGGATCACCCGTAGTCAGCGACGACGTTCAGGCGATACTCATGCTCTTGGATCTGGTCCTGCATCGCGGTGAGTTGGAAGCCAGTGTCGGGAGGGTCGAACGCGAGCCTCGTCTTGAGGTAGACGTATGTCTTCACGGAGCTGAGACGAGGATCGGTGGTGTAGGCCGACCATTCCTCATCGGGACCCGTGATCGCGAATCCCACAGTGGGTCCAACACCCAATTGAGTCAGCGTACCGAACGCTGCATTGATGTGAATCATGATGTCTTGATCGAAGACGGTTTCGCCTTCGGGACGTCCAAGCATGTGCTTGATGTCTTGCAGGATGCTACTCACGTCGTCCCTCCTTTCACTGCTAGGGTCTTCGTTTGACGTGTTGAATGTCTGGAGTCGCCGGCTCTACATGATCATCAGAGACGTACGGCTCACAGGCCTTCGGGGGATGGATCTTGTCGTACATGTCGTTGCGAAAGGCATTCACGCGGTCGATGTACGCATTGATCCGTGCCAGTTGTGCATCGTTTTTGGGTTCTTGAATACCAACGGTTGCCAACGTGTATATGGCATCCACCATCTCACGTAGCACCGTTCGGTTTGTCTCACCAGCTTGACAGACGTTGACGAATTGCTCCTGGGCCTTCTCTTTGATGTCCTGGGTGTTTGCATACCCGATGTACACCGAGTAGAACAACAGGCTCAAAGTGAAAACGAGGGCGATAGCCGTAGCCCATCCTCGCTCCAGGATTCCGTCATCGTTCTTCTTCTTGTTCTTCAGTTCCTGGATCATCGTGTCCTGTCGCTTGTGAACGCCACGGAGTAGGTAAGTGATGTACGTGAGGATCAACCCCACACCGATCCCGATTCCGATGAAGAGCAGACGGTCAGTGAGTGTCATCAGGTCTCCTCTTCTTTCTTGTCCTTCACGATGCGCGAACGCTGAGTGAGAACGAAGGTGAGAATCGCTCCTATTCCTGTGTAGGTGAGGGGATTGTCACTTTGCACCGCAAGTCCAATGCTCGGACCTACAAGCAGAAGCACGGTTCCCCCCACCCCGACAAAGAACAGGACGTCGAATTGCCATTGCTTCAGCATGTAACCCCCTAGAGCTAGCGGCGGGGCAGAGCCTTGATGATGTTGCGGAGACGACCGCGGACCGCCATAACGCGGGTGGCGTTCGGGTGGTCCTTGAGGTAGGCGTTGAGGAGGTCCATCTTGAGGACCCGACGCTTCTTGAACGTGCTGACGAACTTGTCGACACGATCGTCCTTGAGGTCGGTCGGAAGCAGCTTGACCGAGGCCTCGATGGCCTTGACCCGCTGACGGATGCCCGTGCGGCCTGCCTCCGAGACGCGATCCAGGATCTTGACGTCCCACTCATTGCGCTTCTCCCAGAAGTTCTCGAGTCGGGCTGACCCGATGGTCTTCTTGGCTGCCGCCTTCTTGGCCGCCTTGGTGCCCGGCACATCGAGGACCTGTCCGTTGAGCCACGTCGCACCGAACTGGAAGTTGTCCCCCCAGTGCTGCTGGAAGTAGCTGCCACGAACCACCACAAGGCGGTCGGCGACGGCGTCATTGGTGCGAACGAGGACGTCGTTGAGATCGTTGGGGTCTCCACCCTTGACGCGGCCGATCATCGTGACGATGTGACCATAGGGATTCGAGTCTCCGACGGTGTCGAAGTAGAGCACCATCCCACGACGGAGGTCAGCGACCCGTTCGACGCGGTGCTCTCGAGGAGTTGCGTCCTGGGCCTGCTTGGCGGTTCCGTACATGGAACCAATGTCGCGACCGGTACGACTGATCTTCAGGCACATGCCATGAGTGTCGAAACCAATCTCGGCGTCGGTGTTGTTGACTCGAAACCACTGGAGCGTCTCCTTCCAGTTACGCATCCGGGTCCTCCTGCTCCTCCTGCTCGTCACGAGTCGGGTCGTCCTGCGGGCCGGCTGGATGCGGGCCAACGGGAGGATCCTCGTGGAGCTCGATGTCAGCGAGGTCGATTTCCTCGTCCTCGGGGTTGTACTCTGTCATGCATCACTTCCTTCGTCGAGACAGTCCTCGGCGCTTGGCCTTGAACTCGTACTTCTTGGCTGGGTGATCTGAAATGCCCTTGCCCAAGTTCTTCTGGTTGACAAGGATGCAATTCTTGTAGGCGGCCAGGTCGATTCCGGCACCTTCGGCCTCAGCATCGCCCGGTTCGGCGACTCTCACCTTGAACTCATCCAGTCTCATGTTGGCATCGAGCACGATGACCGTCGGACGACCTGGAACGACGTTGCGAAGCCACTGGACGACCTTCCGGACTGTTTCGGATCTCGCCGCAGCCCCAAATGGGAAGTGTGCGCCCATGATCTTCCAGGTTCGACCATCGAACTCGACCAGAACCCACCTGTAGACCTTGGGATCCTGTGTCCAGCCGTGCTTGGGGCCTCTCCAGAAAGACTTGTGACGCATGGCTTTTCGCTTGACGATCTTGAGGTCGTGTCTGACCAACAGAGCGATGTCACCTTGAGCTGGTTGACTCCCACGACGTCTGGATCGTGGTCTGAGCTGGACCACCTGATAGCCCATACCATCCAGGTGGCCGAACAGCTTCGATGCCTCCGAGAGCGCGAAGATCTCGGGTGAGAAAGCTTGTGCGAAGGCCTTGATGGCCTTCCTGACCCGGTCTGGGTCGTTACCTATGTAGACGTTCCATGCCAGGATCGTCATGAGGTTGATGAGCTTCTTGACCATGTCACTCCTTCCAAGCAATATGGTCGCCAGGCCGTCTCTCGATTAAGGGCTGAGGAAGCAAGCTCTCATCGCCGAAATGGATGGCATTATGGGTTCGTTGGGTGACGCAGATGAGATTCTCGGGGTCGATAAGACGAGCCCAGTTACGAAGCTGAAGATCTTCCGGCTTTAGAGGATTCATGTGATGAACAAAGACCTTATCCGCGATCGGATAGTCTCTTACCCCTAGATCGCAACCGTGGTCACGAATAAGTGCCAGATCTCGAGCATTCTTCCACTCACGACTCTTATAGAACTCCTGGTTGAGAAAACGCTCCCATCCAAAGGTATCTATGCCTACTTGGCCTGTGAGTTTCAAATAACGGAACCTAGCGAGATGGGTTTCACGCTTTGCCATCTCGGTGTAGGATCGTTCGAGGTCACTCATCGCCAGCGTACCGCTTCATAGCGGCCATGGCCTCTTCGAACTTCTCCTCTCGGAAAGTCTCAGACTCGGCCTTAGCTCTTTGAGCTTCGAGGTACGCCGTTTGAGCTTCAATACGCCTCAGATTTGCCTGAGCGATCGGATCGTTGAGTTTCAAGAGGGCCACTGACTCGGTAGGTGATGCAATACCAAGTCGAACACGCTCTTCCAAGAGGTCCTCGGCTAGTGAACCGAGTTGCTCCATGCGTCTTGCCCTGGTTCTCGCCGGTGGGCGACGCTTTGGGACGTCTTCGGGAGACCTTTCGGTCGCTGCCCGTGACTTTGGCACTGAATTCACCACCTTTCCCTGGGCTATAAAGTGCATAATCGGTTTCAAGTGACCCCCCGGAGAAATTTCGAAG